TGTTAACACCAAGATCTAAAAGACTTGCGCCTAACGAAAAAAAACCTTTTGGTATTGCAATTAAACCTGATGCTACACCCGATAGCATAGATTCTATTGTACCTATTTTATTTCCTCTGTAATTTCCTTCAGTATTTTTAGCTTGTAATGAGGCTAGACTAACCATTTATCCTCCTAATAAAAATATGACATACTGCCATCTTCTGCAACAGTAACTACTCTTTCTCCAACTATGTAATCTCCGGCATCTAATTGTTCACCTTCACTTATTGATCGTAAATAATCTATTTCGTTCTTACCTTTATTATCGTCTTTCCATTCATTAACCACACTTAATTTAATAGAACCTTCAGGGATGTTTCCTGTTTCTTCTCTGTATGCAACGCCTACATTTTTTTCATCTAATCTATTTCCTCGGGCAAGTATTGTACCTAAAGTTGTAGACATACTGTTTTCTGATTTAGTTAATGTTTTCATAGCTTCAGTAATATTTTTAGCAGCACCTGTTGCAACCATATCCTGTGCAGCTTTTAAGTATGTACTTGGTTTGCCTGCAGCAATGTCTGCTTCAATCTCACCTTTAAGTATAAGTGTATCAATAGCATCTTTAGTTTTAGCTGGTTTGTCAAATGCTTTACTTGTTGATTGTATGATTCGATTAATTAAACTACCATCTTTTATGGCTCCTTTTAAATCTCCACCTGCTTCGTTAACAGCTGCACTAGCTGCAATTAAAGAATCATACGCAGCTTGTTTATTCATACCTTTAATGTCCATGATGTCTCTGTATTTTTGAATACGTTCTTCTCGTATTTCATCTTGAGTTTTACCTTGGTTCTTAGAGGTATCGGTTGCTAATAATGCTTCTAACTCTTTAATTTTTTTTTCGTTAGCTGTTTGTGTAGATTTTTTATTATCTTCAAGTAGTTTAGCTTGTTCTTTATCTTTAAAATATTGATCTTGATCAAAAATAAAATCAGGCACAAGTAAATCTGCTGCTTGTAATCCTGCTGCTTTTGTTAAACCAGCTATACCTTTAGCTACAGGTGGCGCTGCTGTTATTGCACCACTAGCTATATAAGGCGCCGCAACTGCTGTTTGAATTGGGTTTTGTTTAACAAACATACCAGCTCTTTCCATAAAAGGAATTTTACTAACTCTGTCTGATATTTTTCCTCTCATACCAACAGGTAAGTCATACATATTTTCTTTTTTAAATTTAGGAACACCTGTCGGTTTAATTTTTTGAATAATTTTTTGAATTGGTTTAGCTTTTTTTATAGGGTTATAAAAATTTGCAATAGCACCAGTTAAATTTTTAAGATAACTACCACCTGTTTTATAAGGTACACGTTCTTTAATACCTGACATGACACCTTCTTTAATAGGTCCGCCGTATCTAAACATAGGTCTATTTAATGGTTTCATTATTTTTTCCTTTTCATTGCTCTGCCAAATCCACGTTTAGCAACTCCACATCCTCTCACTCTACCACCATCTTTTAAACCTAAAAGAGCTTTACCAATACCTACTGCACCATCGAATCCTGTAAGTGCATCAAAAGCAAGTGGAGAATACAGCGCATTTTTTAAATTAAATACAGAGCTTTTCTTTTTTGTTTTACTAGACATAATTACCTACTTAAATATTTTTCCGTACAATCCACCAACACCTAAAGCTGTACTTAATGCAGTTGAGAAAGGACTTGCAGCTTGAGGTTCTGCATATTGTTGTCCTGATACACCACCTGCTAAACCAGTTAATGTGTTACCGTATTGTGAAAGTCTTCCGTAAGGTTCGTAAGCTGCAGTTTGTGCTGCTTGTTGATCAGCTCCTAACAATGCTTGTTGTTGACCTTGTCTTAATGCACCAAGAGATCCTAATGCAGAAACATCAGCACCCATGTTAGTTCTACCAAAATTAGATAAATCAAACTGTTGTTTTCCCAAACCAGATTGTAGTCCAGCTAATTGACCTCCTTGAGTAAATGCGTTTCCTGCTGCTGTTTGTGCATTTTGAAATCCTTGTGCTAATAATTGTGCTTGAAGTGCTGCTCTGTCACCTAATACATCTGATTGATATTGACCTAACATTGCACCTTCTCTACCACCACCAAAATTACCTGATGTATAAGCTGCATCTCTAATTTGTTGTGCACCTGCTTGACTTTGTTTGTCATATTCTGCAAGAGTTGTATCAATAACTTGTTGTTGATACGGAGACATAAAAGGTTGGTAAGCTTGTGGTCCTGTTAATGCACCAAGTCCACCTACAGTTGAGGCCGCTTGTTGTTGTGCAGTCTGTGCTGCAGATAAAAATGGTTGATAAGAACCTACACCTTGTTGTGCAATGTTAATTGCTTGTGTTTGTAATGGATCTTCTCCAGCAACAAATTGTCTACCAGTAAATTTACTTGTATCAATAGGTGCCGAGTAAGCGGCCGTTGCCTGTGTTGCGTAATCTTTTATCGCCGGTTCTATAAAATCTGAAATTGCCATTATATCATCCTTGATTGTAACATTTGTTGTTGATCATACATTGCTTGTGCACCATCTAATCCTTGTGAATCCTCAGAAACTTCTCCACCTTGTTCTAAGTTATTCATTAAATTTTCCATAACTTCAGCGCCTTTATCTATATCGCCGCCTCCTGCATTTCTAACAGCATCTGCAGTAAATACAAACTCATTTTTAGATAGTCTAGCGGGTACATCGTCAGCTCTTTCTTTGCCACCCATTGCTACAAAACCACCTTCGTTTCTATAATCTTTTTCCATGCCACCCATGTCAATCATTTCAGCTGCTTCAGTTTCCATAATGCCACCTTCTTGTTTACCAATTCTACCACCATTAGCTGCCATAGCGACTGCCTGTGGTTGTTCCATACCTGCACCTTCAGGTGCTTGTTGCTGTTGCATTACTGCTTTTACAAATTGTTCAAAAGATAATGTGCCACCTTTGTTTTTGTATTTAACATACTCTGCCATAAGCATTTGTTCTGCTTGTGCATTACCTGCACCACCACCCATATTTAAAAATGCTGGTCTTGGTCTTATTCTTTGACCTGCACCACTTCTTATAAATTCTTCTTCTTCATCTTCAACCATCATACCATTAGCATATCCGACTCTACCACCATCAGCATTAGGTTGATAAAAATTAGGTTGTACAAATTTTTTTTGTGGCATAAACGCTAAATCTTTTCCGCCTGTGCCCATGTAATAATCTCTGGCACGTTGTCGAATAGCACCAACATCCATTACATCAACTTCTTCTTCTACTTCTTCAGGAGCAAAAGCGTCTGCTACAAAAGGTGCTGCAGTTGCTAAAGCACCTGCTGTAAGAAACGCATTCTTACCACTAAAGTTACCACCAAAAGGATTTAATGAACTAAAAAAACCTCCTCTGGTAGTTTTACCTAATTCTGCTGGACCTCTTAACATAGAGGGTGCAAATCTATTTGCAAGACCTGCTTTAGCTGCACTTAAAGTAGCACCTATTCCTTGTTTACCTAGTAAACCTGTTACTCCTCCTGCACCTGGAGTCATGAAAGATGCTCTACCAAATAAACCACCTATGTTAGTGCCAGGTATACCAAACATCAAAGCACCACCAATAGCTGCTTTACCTATAGGACTCTTAACAATTTTCTTAACGCCTCGTACCGCTTTCTTAACGATACTTCCTAATCCATATTGTTGTCTGGGTTCTTGCATTCTAGATATTGCCATAATTTTACCTTAATCCCTATGTTTACTTGGTTTTTGAAAACAAATCAAGAGGTGGCATTATAACTTTTACATCTTGTGCCATTTCTTCTTCTTTAAAACCTTTGTTTTCCCAGTCTTTTCTTTCCTTAAAAACTTGTCCTGTTTTTATATGTCTGTAAGTAGTCTCAACATTAGTTGCATCTAAGACAGGTACTTCTTGTCCATTAATTACTGTACTTTTCATTAGTCTATTTTCTCCTTTAATATATTAAGATAACTAATACCAAACACTACACCATCAGATACTGTGCCAGCTGTAGTATAAGATAACACAGTCCCACCCTCTACAATTAAAGGTAAAGTCAATATTTCTACACTAGTAGCAGCTACTAGTGTTTGTGTATTAACAATCTCAAATGCATTATTTTTGATAGTTACCGTTGGTGTATTAGAACCTGATTTATTAGTGACTCTTAATGATTTAACAATGTATGTTTCGTTAACAGCTGGAGAAAGCATTGATACAGTCTCTGCAGCTGTTGTTGTTTTACCGTAAAATTTATATTGGTTTACTACTGCCATTATTCTAAAAAGAAACTTTTAGCTTCTATCTCCTGTTTAACTTCATCTTGAAATGTACTGTTTAATTTTGTAATTACAGAGTCAAGATCCCTGACCAAAGATTGTATATTTCTTTGGCTGTATTCTGGTTCTGCTCTAGTTAATGATTCTACTATTTTTGCCATTATAAAATACTTGCTAGTCCTCCGTAAGCAAAAGGTGATCCTTGTTCTACCGAATCATATCCAGCGCCAGCTTGTTCTCTAGATTCTTGAGATACACTTGCACCTCTACCATCATTTAAACTATCATAAAAACCTTGGCCTTGTGCCATGGCTCTATCAAAATCTGCTTGAATACCTGCTTGTCGTGTTTTTTCTTCTAATTCTTTTTGTTTTTTTTGATTACGTCTATGAAGAAAACCCATTGTTGTAAATGGAGCTGTCATCATTCCAGCTATTGTACCCAGTACACCAAATTTACCTAACTGCGGTCCTGCAATTTGATTGTCTAAAGCTTCTTGTTCTTCATCAGTTAAACCTTTATCTGCTGCTGACATAGTATCTAAACTATATGCATCTGTTTCATAGTCAAAACCAGAGTTGTCTGTAGCAGGTCCAGTAAAACCTCCACCTCCACCACCCCCTTCATTAATTGGTGGATAAATATATGGAACTGGTGCTTGAGACATTATTCCAGAATTAGATAAATTACTAAAATCTAATCTATTAACTTGATTATTATTACCTAAACTTAATCTGTATTGTTCTTGAGGTAAATATTGTAAACCTCCTGCGTATAGATCTTGATCTGCTTGATTATAAAAACTTGGTCCTATTGCCATTATCTTCTACCTCCTGGTGCTATGTCTAATCTAAATGTACCAAGTTTCCAATCTTCATTGGTCGTAGTGTTGGCAACTTTAATAGCAATAGATCTTGCTCGTAGTCGTGTATCTTTTTTAGTAGTAGTCGAACTTACATTAAAATTTGTTGTAGTTGCAGAACTATTTGGATAATTTCTTGTTACAAAACTAACTCTAGTATTACCTGTTTGTGAAATAAAATCTGGTATAAATCTTTGTATTCTCATAATAAACTCACCATCTCCTCTTAAATCTGGCATACCTACAGTTTGTCCAGTGGTGCTTCTTCTTTGTGTAATGTCAAAATCACCAGATGTAATCGTACCAATAATGGCAGTTGTTACACCACCAGCATTAATTTGATCGGTCCCTGTTTCTTGCTCATAGTATATAGTAATACCATCAGTATTTCCAATACATTCAGTAGAGGCGTTGTCTGTTGAGTCATAAAATGTTGCGTGTGGTTTATCAAATACTGCAGAATCTTGCCATGCTGTTCGGGGTAAAGTACCTGTTGTCCATATAGGGCGTTTAGGGCTAGAATCTAAATAGTTATATGTAACAACTCTATTAACAGCATCCGATGCAGAAGTGCAATAAAACCAGCTTATTTCACCAAACAAATTATTTAAACCTGCATTAATAAGATCTCTAGATACAGCATTAATATCATCATAAACATGGTCTTCAACAAGACAAGGCAAAGATTTTAATTGACCATCATAAGTAAAGAATCCATTTTCTGACATCCAATATGCAGAACCATCAACTTCTATACATGCATTTTTACCAAACAATCCACAGTTAGTTCCTACTTGTTCGAATGAAAAGGTAAATGGTTGTCCTACAAATTTCATAAGAAATAATGCAGTATCTGTCCAAACGTAGATTGCATCTCTACCTTTAATCGCTCCCATAATTTTAGAACCATCTGCAAGTCTTTGTGTACCTGCAGTATTATTTGCTCTAACAGTATAAGAATCTGTTTCATCAATACTTTCTTGAGAAGAAAATCTTATAAACATATCGTCTTGCGTAGCAGTATTACCCACTGTTGTTTCTGTACCAAAAAATACTAAGTGTCTATCTGGTGTAGACACTAATACATGACGTGATGCCGTAGGTGCGTTAGCTAGTAATGTTGCCCTAGTAGATGTTGCATTTGATAACGACGCGTCCCATTCAAAACAAGATCCGTTATATATAAGTGCAATTAATTTTGTACCATAGTTATCAAGAACCCATAAACCAGGGTCAATAGTAAAGTCAGCGTTAGATGGATCACCCCATGCAACATAATCAGATATATTTAAAACACTTGCACCACCACTGTGTGTAGCTTTTGTTGTGCCATTAACACCTCTTGCTCCCCCACTTAAAGTATTTGTAGAGGTATTATTATTTGTAAAACTTATATCTTCTGTTCCTATTCTAATTTCTCCTGAAGATGGAAATGCTGCAGTGTTTGCTAATACAATATCTGTTGTTGTTAAATCTGTTATAGCTGTTGATAAAGTAGTTGTAGCTGCTCCTAAAGCTGTTCCGCCATATAAACCTGTACCCCAACCAAAACCTCCAAGTTGTTGTGCCGGTCCTACGTGATAGTAACATAAAACAGATGTCGATCCTGCTGTACTCATTGGTGTGCCCGTTTCAGTAGCAGTCATTGTAATAGTAAAAGTAGTAGTAGTAGGTATGGCAGTTACCATAAATTTTTTATCTTCAAAATTAGCAGCAGTAAAACTTGATGATGCAGGGATACTAGCTACACTGTCTAGCATAACAATATCTTTTTCCGCTAATCCATGTGCACCACTACATGTAATTGTAATAATATTTTGATTAAGCGTGCTTGTAAAATTAGCACCAGTTAATGTTGTTCTAATAGGGTGTATATCATAATACACTCCACCAGAATATACGTATAAAATTCTGTTAGTTCCTATAGCTGCGTATTTAATACCAGCGTTATCGTCCCAATGATGAATAGCTCTAGCTGCACCAGTTAATTTATCATCACCTAGTTGTGTCCAACCACCTATTTTTTCTGGAGTACCGTATCTAAATCTAACATTGTCACCATCAAACCATTGTCCCTCGGCCCCGGTCTCTGTGACTTGTTTATTAAATCCCGGTGCAAATCCTAATTTTTGTAGCATATAAAAAACCTGTTTTAAAGTTGTTATAGCAGATTATCGGTGATTTCAATAGGTTTAAAGCAGAGGGAATCTGTGGTGGATCATCCCCCTGCAAGCCTAATCTATAGACTATTTTTTAATTTTTGTCAACTTAACACCTTTAAACCAAGCGGGTACGCCTAATAAAGGTCTTTTATCTAAATAGTTTTCTTTAGCTGTTTTAGAATTAGATTTGTTATAATGTAAAAATACTTGTCCACAATCTTTACCTTTAAATTCTTCTCTCCAATGTTCAAGATCACAACCAGAATATATTAACATGTCACCTGGATTAAGATTTATTTTAATACCGGCTTGACCTTTTTTACCTGTTGGATCTAAATATATTGGCCATGGGTCACCACCTAAGTTTAATGTTGTAGATATTTCACAAGAGTATCTATCACTGTGTCTAGCTAACACATCGCCTTCTTTATATATTCTTGCGTAAGAATATGTAGGACTTAATTTAATGCCAGTATGTTTTTCCATAACTGGTTTTACTTCCATTAATAAAGTTTCCATAGCAATATCAGAATAATGTGAATAAGTATTAGGAACTTGTGAATCATTCCACACACCAAAGTATTCTGTAAACGGTGAAATGTATTTGTTATCAAATAAAAATCTTGCAACATTTCTTTTATTTAAAAAATATTTATAAACAAATTCTGCAATTTCAGGTGATATAGCTTTTTTTAATACTGTATATTTATTTTTTTTAAACGACATTTAATACTCCTTTTGGTATTGCTTGGCAGTTCCAATGTATAAATCTAAATGGACTATAACCCATATCTACAATGTACTGATGAGGTAAGTATGATGGAAAAAATATCATTCTAC